TAAAGGACCCCTCGTAATTTGACACCTATCGGTTTACCAAATGACGAGCAAAGGCTGGGCAACCAGTGCCGCTACCCGGGGTAGTTCCAGACTTGGTTCCCGGGTTCAAACGTGTCGCACATGCACCAGGCATGCCAGCGACATAAGAGATACCATCCAAAACGGCATCAGGCTTATTAGGATTCGTTTCCGGATTTCCGGAGCTGAATTACCTGATCCTGATGTCGCTGGTTTAAAGCGGTATCTCTCCTACCTCCTGCTTACAGGTCAAGACAGGGAACCTTGCAAGTTCCCGGTGGTCCAGTCCAAAACTGGATTCTTGAACTGTAAGCGTATGGACCTTCGGTCGCGATGGGAGTTTGCTCACTCCGTCGCTTCCATAAGTCGCAACCTGCCCGCAGGTTGTAAGGTCCATGCCCTTCCCGTGCGTTCCGACTGGGAGTCGAACGCATTCTCCAACCCTCTCCCCTCTTCTCCCGAGTATCTTCGGTTCGCCCGTAAGATTACTCGTGAACTCTTTCCCTATGATTGGGATCGCAAGTACGGTGACTTTGTTTGGTCACATGTACCCAATCCGACAGCCAGAAGAGTCGCGCCCCGCGCCGACTACTTTTGGATGTGTAGGGACAGAGAGTTCCGTGGCAAGTGTCTGACAGGTCGATCTTTAGCGATCGATCAACCTGTCAAGGCCCGGTATAAGGAGGTCCTATCGGCAGGTAAACTTCGTCCCCTCGTCATTTATGACGAAGAGTCCGAAGTCCTTGCTCCCCTTCATAAGACGATCTATGATCATCTTCGAGGGCACGATTGGCTCCTTGTGGGACCACCCACGGTGAAGAAAATATCATCTGTCTGTGTTCGGAGTCACCAGACCTCCGTAGATCTGGTGAACGCCACAGACAACCTGTCACTTGATGTGACAGAGGCGATACTTGGCTCTTTGCTTGGAAAGAGTCGTATTCCCGGCGGCATTAGGCAGTACGCCTTTATGTCACTCCGTCCTTTGATTGATTCGGACGGTGAGGGGAAGGAAGTTTCGCACGGACAGATGATGGGGAGTTACCTCTCCTTTCCCCTCCTTTGCCTTCACTCTTACCTGGCAGCGCTTTGGGCGCTGCGCGGGGAAGAAGGCAATGTCCTTGTCAACGGTGATGATACAACTGTGTCATCTAACCGTTATCTCGAAGTTTCAGATTACCCTAGCGGGTACAAGTTGAATGATCTGAAGACTATTCGATCAGAAACGGTTGTAGAGATCAACTCGACCGCGTTTCTGAAAGGGAAAGGGGGCAAGTGGCGTGAGATACGTCACTTGCGGAGAGGTGGTTTTCTTACTGATTACCCAGGGATGCTACACATTGCAAAAGCGGTCGCCTGGTCACCTCAGTGGACC